TACCATACTTCCCACAACCAGAGGTTCGTATGATGTTGATGGGCTTTGCGGCTCGTGAGGCATTACATATTGCTGCATACTCACACCTGATTGAAACACTTGGTTTGCCTGATACTACATATAATGAATTCTTATCGTATCAGGAGATGAAAGATAAACATGATTATGTCTTAGATATTTCAGATAAGAATGGCACAAAAGAAAACACAGCTCGTCATATTGCGGTGTTCTCAGCATTCACAGAGGGTATGCAGTTGTTTAGTTCCTTTATTATGTTACTAAACTTTCCTCGTCACGGTAAGATGAAAGGTATGGGTCAAATCATTACTTGGTCTATTGTAGATGAAACAATGCACGCCGAGAATATGATGAAGTTGTTTAAGACCTATATTAATGAGAACCCAGAGATTTGGAATGATGAGCTAAAATCAAGTATCTACACCATTGCTGAGAGAATGGTTGAGCTAGAAGATAGGTTTATTGACCTAGCCTTTGGCATCGTTGAAGGTGAAAACCTCACTAAAGAAGATGTAAAGAAATACATTAGATATATAGCAGACAGACGATTGATTGGCCTAGGTATGAAAGGCATTTTCAAAGTCAAACGCAACCCATTACCGTGGGTGGAAGTAATGATTAACGCACCGACTCACACCAATTTCTTTGAGAATCGTGCTACCGACTATGCGAAGGGTGCATTGAGTGGTACATGGAATGATGTGTGGGGTAGTGCTAATAAGGATTAAAATGAAAAGTTTAAAACACCATTGTTCTAATTGTGATTCAAAATTTACAATTGATTATGATGAGTTGTTATGTGATGATGATCCAAAGTTTTGTCCATTCTGTGCAGAATATCTGTTAGAGGATGAATTGGAACAAGACGAGGATTATTGATTGACCTGGTTTTATCATAATACAGCAGAAGAATTCAAAGAAGAACACATAGCCGATAACATTGGCTATGTGTATCTTATCACCAATATTCAAACAGGTAAACGGTATGTGGGCAAGAAATTGTTCACTAAGGCTGGTTATCGTCAAATCAAGGGTAAAAAGAAAAAGGTACGAAAGGCCAGTGATTGGCTAGAGTATTGGGGGAGTAATACAGAATTGCAAGCAGAAGTTAAACAAGAAGGAGAGGATAAATTTACTAGAGAAATACTACACCTTTGTAAGACTAGATCCGAATGTAATTACTTAGAAACATTTGAGATTTTTAACAGGCACGCCCTATTGAGTGACCAATATTATAACTCTTGGGTAACTTGCAAGATTCACAAAACCCATGTATTAGGAAAACTAAAATGGCCAGAAAGCAACAAACAACCGACACCTTTGTAGAACCTAAACCTACAGCACCACGACCATCCAATCATTTGAAATTAAGAATAGATGACCTTAGAACATTTGACCCTCTCACACAAAACCAAAAATTATTCTTTGATGCCTACAAGAGAGGCGATTACTTTGTAGCATTACATGGTGTAGCTGGTACTGGTAAAACATTCTGTGCATTATATAAAGCCATTGAAGAGGTGATGGACAAATCTAACCCATTCAATAAAATCATTGTTGTTCGCTCTGCCGTACAATCAAGGGACATGGGATATTTACCCGGTGATGTAAATGAAAAAATGGAAATTTATCAGCAGCCGTATGTGCAGATATGTGATACTCTATTTGGTCGCAAGGATGCATGGGATCGTCTTGAGGAACAAGGGTACATTCAGTTTATATCTACATCATTCATTCGTGGTATGTCGTTTGATAATGCTATTATTATTGTGGATGAAATGCAGAACCTTACCTTTGAAGAAGTCGATACCGTAATGACACGAGTTGGCCATATGTCCAAGATTATATGGTGTGGTGACTATAGACAAACCGACCTGAATAAGAAAAAGAATGATATGTCCGGTATTCTAAAATTTTTAGACATTGCTCAACACATGAAATCATTTACTCGCATTGAGTTTACCGTAGATGATATTGTCCGTAGTAGTTTAGTGAAGGATTACATTGTAGCTAAAATGCGGTATGAAGATCATAATGAGTAAATATACCTAAAAAAATGTGCGTTTGCAGTATAATATTGTCTAAATAAAAGTATTAGTACAAACGATACCTATTAAAATACTTAGTAAGGACAATTTATGATTAAGAAACTTTTATCTTATTTAAAACCAAAGTGTCAGTTTGAGGCATTTATTCTAAAGAATAATCCTCAGACTATTTCAGAAGTTGAGAATTTAATGAGAATCTATACGCAAACCAAATTTAATTAGGAATAGCCATGCAAACAATTTTAAAATATTTTACCGTTCTATTCACATCAATCATTGAAGCTAGATTGCAACGAATCGAATACTATAACAAAACAGGAAAATAAATGTTTAATATGTTTAACCCACAGTCAATGGTCAGTCAATTTGACGCCAAAATTAAATCATATGCTGAATCAGTATTAAATACTATTGAAGCATTTCAGGTGTCCAACATCAAATCATTTGACCAACTTACAAATTCTACATTTACTACATACACCAGTAAGGTAATAGATACTGTTAAAGAATGTAGCGAAAATGCAAAAGAAATCGTCAAAACCGGAAAACTCAAGTCATTTGCTTATGTTGGAAATAAAGGCTAAATCAAAAAGTTTTAGCCCTGTATCCCGCAACGGGTGGGCTATTAAGTTTTCTGTTTATCGAAATTGTAATATTTTATTGTTGTTTACCTCATTACATACTGGACAGACCATCGTTCGGTATTTTACAGAGGAAGATGATGCAGTAAAGTATATCAATTTTGTGACCTCAAAAGATCCACAAGAAGAACTGTCAATATAGGCAATTGTCTCAAATAAACCCACCAGAACGGTGGGTTTGTACCATTACCACTATAAGTAATGGAACAATAGTATAATCAACCAAAGGAGTAAAAATGTTTTTATCTATCCTATTATGGGCTCTAAAAGTACCCACACTATTATTATTGGATCTGGTGACAATTCTGTTATCACCTATCATTGCTTTGTTTACATATAAGGCAGAAGAATCGGAAGTTACAGGTTTCCCATCATTGCATCCAGGTCTCAAGAGAGACTTTCTATTGCCTATATTCAAAGGGTTCAGTACACCTGATGCACCTGCTGATGAAATGTACTATGCCGACTATGAACTTCAGAGTGGTGTAATAAAATTCCTACGCAAATATGATTATGATACAAATTGGTTTGTGCGTTATGCCTATCGTATCTTATGGTTGTGTCGCAACCCTGCATATGGGTTCGGTCAGAGTCTTGGGTATGATTCAAACGGCATGACATACTTGGAAACAAGAGATAACAATGAATTATGGGGTACTAAGACTAGTCACTCAAGTTTTTGGAAGGTAACTAATCCAAAAGGGCAGATTGGTTGGTGGTACAAAATGAAATGGTTCTATACTGCTGACCGTGCGGTAGTAATCAACATTGGGTACAAATTGGATGCTGCATCTAAAGACGGTAAGAAATTCGTGGCAATGTTCTTTCACCCTTGCCGCAAGTTTTTGTAGACTATGATATACTGGTGACATTAGGACTATATTATGAACAACCTCCCTCAAATAGAAATCAAATCGTTTGACCTTATCGGCAAAGCTTTAATTTGCCGATGGGATCTTCGTGACTATGATACAATTGGTCGAACCATGACCGAAAATGAAATCAAACAAAGGCTTGTACATAAAATAGCTGAAGCTATGATTGAGCTTAAACTTATTGAGTTTACTAAATCTGAAGAAATTTCAGGCACAGCATCATTCAGAGCAAGAGCCTTTGTTCTACCCGATAATCAGGTCAAAACACTCAGATTAGAGAAACTCATATGATTACACCAATCGTACATGGTCTATTCCCAACACCTGTTATGTTTGGTGAAATGGGTCGTGCATACACCAAAGAAGAGTTGGCATTCTTTAAACAACAACAATCCAAGACTGTAAAGAATAACGGCAATGTTAATACTGCCGATAATTACATATTAAATCAACCTGAGTTGGTGGATATCAAAAAGATATTGGATGTATATGTCAATGAATTTTACTTCAATATACTGTGTGTGAAGGATAAGGTTAAACCCTATATCACACAATCATGGATTAACTATACAAAGCCTGGTGAGTTTCACCATCGCCATGCACACCCAAATAGTATGGTCTCTGGTGTATTGTACCTTGATTCTGATATTGATAAGGACAAGATTATGTTTTATAGTTCCGATGCATACAAGAGAATCAAACCTGATATAGCCACATGGAATCTATACAATTCAGAATCATGGTGGTTTCCTGTCGGCACAGGCGCCCTTGTTATGTTTCCATCTGAGCTACAGCATATGGTTGAACAGAAACAAGGCAAGAACCTTAGAACCAGCCTGTCGTTCAATACTTTTATTCGTGGTGATATTGGTGTTAATGGAGAACTTACGGAGTTGCGGTTATGACAACAAGATATAAGATTACACAAGAGAAAGACGGTCTTTACAAGATTCAAAAATGTTTAGATGAGTTTTATAGTGGTGAAATGAACACGGCTGATTTGGATGAGATATTAGCCTACCAATTACACGCTGACCAATTGGTGAGTAAAACACAGAGAATGATTGAAAGATTGATTAACAAATGATACTCATACTAACATTATTATTCCTTAAGCATTTCATTATTGATTTCCCCTTACAGAACAAATATCAATGGTCGAACAAGGGCACCTACGGCCACATGGGTGGCATACTCCACTCAGGTCTACATGGCATCTGTACATTGTTATGTCTGGTATTCTTTATCGACCCATTGTTTGCCGTTATTATTGCCTCATTAGATTTTGTATTGCATTACCATATAGATTGGGCTAAGATGAACATCAATAAGAAGATGGGTTGGGCACCTACGACTCATGAAGAATTTTGGTGGTTACTTGGTCTTGACCAATTATTACATAGTTTAACATATATTGCCATCGTAGGATTCATTTGGTATAATTAATATGAGCACAGATGAAAAAGTCAAGCACTCAGAGCGTATACAGCAAAAGTCCAAGAAGGTTGTAAGAAAGGTAAAGATCGCCAAGGCCTATGGTTATGATAATGTGGTAGACAATCCCCACAAGTATGCAAAGCGTTCTATGTTTGGTTGTGGTAATAAAAATTGTATTGCTTGCATGAATCCTCGTAAAGCTTGGGGTGAAAAGACTATGCAAGAACAGAAATTTGAGCAACGGGAATATATGAAATGTACAAAGGAGAAGTAAAATGATTTTTGGATTTGGTAATAAACAACGGAATTCCTCTATAGACGATAGAATATCCAATATTAAGTCTCAGATGGAAACTATAGATACTGTGTATAGCAGTCCTCATACAGATATTGATAATGATTGGATGAATTTTCGAGGAGAATTCGATGAAGATATTATTAGCGCCTATCATTACAAGACCAAAAATCTGGCAATGTTTGCCAGGGACAATAAAGATTTAAAAGGTATCGTACATGGAAACGGCGAATGGTATGGGATGTTTCAGCGCAACTATGAAAAATGCAAAAAAGAATTAGAGGCTGTGGAGTTACACTTAAAGATTGAAAAAGATATTTATCAGAAACTCTACGAACAGAACCGTGAACTAGAAACCAAGTTGTATATGGCACAGCGTGAACTAGAAATTCTAAAAGGTGAAGTAAAATGAAAGAAGGAATTTTAGCCTGTATCACAGGCCTATTATTTATTGCTATGATGATTGGTGTTATGGCGTATCATACTCAAACTCAATATAATTGTACCGTTGCTGGTATGATGGCAGGTTTTGATGCATCAGAGATTCGGGCTGTGTGTAATATCAAATGAGTGATAACAAATTAATGGAGACCCTTGGCATACTTCAAGAAGAGGCAGCCGAGGTAATTCAGGCAGTATCCAAATACCGTAGGTTTGGTGATAATGGCAATAACCGATTAAACCTTGAACAGGAGATTGGTGATTTTCTATGTCTTGTGGTATTATTGGAAGAACAGGAGTTTATATCTGATACTGGTATAGAACTGGCCATGTCCCGTAAACTAGAGAAACTTAAAAAGTATAGTAATATCGTTGGAGATTTATTATGAGTTTAAATGAACATGGATTCTGTTAATGTTTATCTATACAATTGGTGATATATTGACTGTGTTGGCGATAGTATTAGCTATTACCTCATCTATAATCATTGGCGTTATAAAATGGTACAAAGAATCAAGGTGTAAGCATGACGGTGGGTATAGTGAGACACAGGCCTGTGATGCGATATGCCGTCAATGTGGTAAGAACCTAGGGTTTATTGGTAAATTGAGGGATAAGAAATGAACGAACGATTAAAAGAATTGGCTGAACAGGCGGGTGCAACAGTATATAAAGCAATGCACGGTAAAGCGATTAGTTTTTTAGAGAATGACCTTGAACGCTTTGCCGATCTGGTGCGCCAAGATGAGCGTGAGGCTTGTGCGAAGATTGCTCTTAAATATGAGCCAACTGAACGACAACCTTACGTTACTTATGCCGCAGATGAAATCAGAGCAAGAGGTGATAGAACCAAGACCTCAAGGGATATATGTGGGAATGACTGATGGATCCGAACAACCTATTAAGACTATTGAATAGAATATATTGCTATATGCCACATGATAACCCAATTACGGGTGAGATAAAGAGTATAATGGACAATATCAAGAGTCAGAGAGAACAATTGCCACCCGTGGAGATAGTAGATAATGTTTGATAATCCAAATCCAGGCTGTGAGAAGGAATGTATATTCAGAGGCGGTATAGCCACGACCACTGCCATGTATTTTGAACCAATGTATGATAAGAACGGCAGAAACCTAAACCCTGACGGTAATGTAACCACGACCAATGTATCATGTGTGGTATGTTACCGCCAGTGGGTTTCCAGTACTAGGTATGGTGAGACCACGCATACGGAGATAAAATGATATGCCCAAGGTGTAATAAAGTCCATACCTGTCCGCCTATGAAACCGGAGAGGGTATTATCTGAGAAATCAAAAGAGATAGCCAAGTATATTGACCATCAAGTATTAAAACAAATGAAAGGAAAGTAATATGTCAGATGAATATAAAGTTATAGAGAATCAACACAATCCTCATCCAAGTGAGAGGTGGTTAGTTATTAGTAAGGTTGTGCTAGTCATTGTTGGTATGCTAGTATTAGCCTATTTCTTTCGGAGGTGATAAAGAAAGAAACTGAGTAAAAAGAAAAAGAAGCGCTAGCGCTACAGTATAATATGCCGCAATATATAGAATAAACAGAATAATATACTGAGGAATCAGGTAGTAACCAGCCTGTAGTAAAATGCCCGGAATATACAAAGAAAAGAACTGTAAATTTTGCGAGAAAAAACACCGGAGGCGTGGGCCATACTGCTCACAATCCTGTGCGAGTACCGACAGAGAACCCACAGAGAGAATGCGAGAGGCTATGCGTGAGGTCGCAACGGATTATAATCTGACCCCTCAGGCTATTGCGAGACAGGCGACCGTGCATACCAGTTTAATATCTCTGAAGGCGGACGATTATTGGGTAGATATACCGAATTTAGATGATGATGACGATGGTTATAGACTATAAAACTAGCGCCCACTCTCCACGTCCACCCCGTTACCTTCGACACCTACCATTATACGCTAACCAGTCCCAAAGTCAAGCACTATCCAATCCCACTATTGCCAGTGTTGTTCCCACGCAACAGCGCTCCATGCGTATAACGGACGTTATGTAAAGTACTGTGGAAGTGTTGTATTTTAGCACATCCAAGTATACCCCCTTGACT